CAATCCACCTGGGCCTTATGCATGATGAACAAGTACATCAACATGTTCATCAATCCGTTTCCGATGCTTGTATTCATCTCCCCGGACATTCGGGCGGTTAGGCCACGCACCAGTGCATACTTGTACCGCACTGTGTTTGGGCTGGCTATGATAGCGCGGAACTCGCGCTCGAACTCAAATCTGATTGGGTGCTCTTTCAGCAACTCCATCCAGCACGACAACTCCAATTCGAGAAAGAATTCATCAAATGTCGATTCGAATTTGGAATAGTCGGTCTCCAGAAACATCATTCCGGCGACGCACAGTCTGTCAACGATAAGCTGGCCTCGCTCTGAGAGCGGGATCGCCTTGACAAAGCAGGGTAGTCGCTTGAGGAAATAAGTTTCCAGAGCCTTAAAGACGGGGCCGAATCGCACTTTCCAGCCATCTCGTCTCGCGAAAATGTTGCGCGCAGTCTTTATCGCAACATAGGTCTCATCCTTGATGAAACCGTCGCAAGTGTCGTGGCCTAGGTCTAGCCACACTGGCACATCTCGGAGCTCTTGTTTTCGAGACTCAGAGTAACTACTGTTTTCCAACCAGTACTCGCGACTCATATCATAATCGCGTGGCACGTAGCAGTCAAACATTTTCGCTATCTTCGGAAAAGTGTCTTTCACGAAGCTGCTGAACTCAACCCGAATGTCCGGGTCAAAATGGTGGTACAGTGAGGCGCGGGTCAAGCACCCCACTACGGCAGTCGCTGGGTCATAAAGGTCGGCCTTCGGTAGACTAAATCCTACTTCATGGCAACCCAAACTCTCAGCGACCGGTCTTCGTTCCGCTCCAAAAGCCTGGGTAAGCTTAACCTTGATACCCGGCTTGGTGACTGGAGCCTTAACTTGGAAGTCAGACTGCCTATACCCGTATTTTACAACCGCGGCCGGCGTGGCTAGTTTAAAGTGTCTGGTTGACCAGCCTTGATCCAACCCCAGTGCATGAGCGACAAAGTGGTTGTGTTCATGAAGATGCCGTCTTTGGCATAAATGCCAGGGTCAGCTTCAAACGCGTCAGACCCCGCGTTTCTTTGCACCGCAATTTGTCGCGGAGTGGTTGAATTTGAGTCTGACGTTCTTCCATCAAACCCATGTGCGATTCTATCAATACTTGCGACTAATCGGTGTGGTCGGCCGTAAAACCAAGCCACAATGTTGTGAAAGTCGTGCTTGCCCAGGAGGTGGAATCTATAACACCGCCGATATTCGTACAGTGTGTCAGAGTACTCCAGGTCTACACGCTTCATTGTGGCAAAGCGAACGTCCTTCACCTTGTTAACCACAATGTGATGAGGTTTCCATACAATCTGGACAGCCAAAATGCGCCTAGCAATGCGAAAAACCATGTGCGTCATCATAATAACATGAACACACATTAGGAGTTGCATCACACGCACACTAGCTGCCTCGCTTGCCAGCGCAACCAGACCTACAATCTGGCCGTTGGCATCGAAGGAAAACCACAACACCATAGTGATTATCATGAGGAACATTCCCCGCAGCGACTCGCGTTTTGCTGCCCATTCATAGATCTCGAATGGGACAATTTGCGAATTGACCAGGCCAGGAGTGTCCTGTGGGACGTCGGGCAGTTTAAAATTAGCGGTCGCGCAACAGCGAAACAACCGGTAAAACTTCCTCTCAACTGCGATTCCAAAATTCGAGAACCGGCGGTAAAACCAGCGCTCAAAATCCAGACCGCGCTGCCGCATGTAGCGGCCTGCAATCCACCAGGGCATGTCAAGAACATCCAAACCCTCGAAGTCGAATTGGACGTCTTGGTTGATGCCCTCTTCAAGCTCAAATGGTCTGTAGACCACCGGTGGGGTTGGTTCGGCCGGCAAATGGGGCCGGCCCAACTCCACATCTTCGTCGTCGACCAACCCGGGCAATTCCTCGCCCGGTGGGACCATCATTTCCTCCAGCTCTTCAGCCGGAGGAGTGGGCAATGGTCCCAATTGTGCCACCTCATCCTCTACACAAAGAGAGGCAGCAAGTTTGTCCGCACATTTGCGGTTGAACAAATATATGGCCCCGAGGTCTACGTCATTGTCATCGTGCATTCCACCGATTTGACTTATGAGTGTGACTCCGCTTTGGGGCAGCAGGTTCCTCAACCCCACTGCTATCAAATGGCCCGGCAGGAAGACCTCCAGGCAGGCCAAAATCCCTCTAGGGAAGGATGGCGACATTACTTGTGCTCTGCTCAGTCCAAACAGCCATATGGCCGATCGGTTGAACTTCGTCAGCATGTCTCGCTGGTGTGACAAGTCACCAGCACCATACTCCAACAGCACTCGGAGGGGTGGTCTCCTTTCGAATGAGCGCTTGATGTCATTGATGAGATAACGATCAAGGCCCGTGCTTAAGTTGTGATCAAGTACGGTGGCAATCTTGCCCTCGATGCGACATTTTGCTATCGCCACAAGGGTTTCCGCATACTTCGGCTTCACCGGTCCATGCACATGGCACCGGGGTGGAAGTTCTATGGGATCAAGATCACATGGATTGTGGCCGTCTACGAAGAAGTGATGGCTCTCAACGAGCTTTAACTTCTCGGCACAATCCCAGGGTCCTCTTACGCCGCCCAGGCATAAGGGTTGATTGGAATAAACGCGCAAAACTCTGCGCATCTCATCACAAACCTTCGTGAAATCACGGGACGTTGTTGTGGGTACCTGCTTTACGCCGTTGCCCTTCGTATTTTTCTTGTCTTTGTTGTTTTTAACCATATTTGTGTGTAGTTGTTTGTTGGGTAGCGAATGGCACTTACTGCTGAGGAACCAGCACGCCGTGCACACGCCGTAGCGCCGTCTATTAGCCAATGATCAGTCGCCGAAGGACCCCTTTAGTGGGCTTTCCACAAACACCGCGCTCCCGTCTCCTGCCATGTTGACATCAGGGGGTGTTTGAGTGGCAAGCTCCACGAAGGGCTTACCAACTGCGAAGCCACAATGGCAACCTACTGGTGCACGCCATAGATAGCGTGCGGGGGGGCAAATACTTCCGAAATCCCAT